CTGCGCTATTAATTTATTTAAATATCCTGTCGTTGTTACAGTCGCGACTGTGTCATCGGTGCCAATATAGACAAATTTTGGCAATTGACCCGCTTGTCCTGTTGTTGATGCTTGTACGCTAATGATTCCCATTGCAAAACTCCTTGTAATTAAAATTATTACTATCCGACGCGTGTAGCTGATAACCTTCCAAATGATTGACATGCACCCGTACTAAATGACATGTTTGCTACTAAAAAAATATTTTGAGTTCCAGTTACTAATAATCTCCATGATGGTATAGACAATGTAACGTTTCCACTTACATTATTAGAAAGAGCGTAGTTATCACCTGGAATGGCCGCAGCAAATGAAACTGTGGTTAAGCTTATGCACATAAACTGAGCACTAGTGACACCTGTAAATTGAAAATTGCCAATTGCTGAAATATCCCATACCCCAGCTGTCAATGTTTCAGAGCATACATTCAACGTAACGCCAGAGGTAGTGGCAGCACTGCCATATGTTCTTAAATATTCTCCTATGAATCCAGATGGTGGCGCAGTATTGGTATTGTTTCCTTTCATCTGAACGCCAGTAGTTAGAACGCTAAAGTCTGTATTATTGATGCTTGGAACGCCTGACGTACTTGTTGTTAATACGCCGCTATTTGCCGTAGTAATTTGAGATACAGTATTTGTAGCCGAAGAAAACAATATCCTATTTGCGGTGGTGGTTGACGGATACGTAGCAGTTGAAAAAGTAGGTAATGCAGCCGCGCCATTTCCTTGAAAAATAGTACCCGTTGCTCCAGTTCCTGCGTTTTGTAATACACCAGTTGATGTAGTTCCGCCAGTAATTACTCCATAAGCTGTTGTCGTTGCGAGTCCTGTTCCACCAAATGGCACCGTTATTACTGTTCCATTCCAAGTTCCAGTGGTTACGGTTCCCAGCGTGGTTATCGATGCTTGGCCCACATAAGAAGCAGAAATATCTATAACCGGAGTAGTTCCACCCGTCGATGTGATCCTATTGGTTGTTCCACTTACAGAAGTTACACCAGTTCCCCCTGGTGTTCCCCAAGATCCATCTCCACGCCAAAATGTGCTTGAAGTTGCGCCTGTTCCGCTATTTAAATGCGACACTGCCAAATTTCCACTTACAAATGAGGCCAGATTAATAGGGGTTGCATTCCATACGCCCGATGTGATTGTTCCTGTTCTTGTAATTCCATCTTGTACAGCAGGAGGAAGCAAAGAAGAACATAATGGTACACTGCCACTATCAGTAACATAAACACCATTAGGCACCGGATCTAAACCAATGAGCGTATTGCTAGCAGAAGCATAAACGAGTTGATTTGCATTAAACGTATCTGAAATGGTAGAAGATGAAGATACCCAGCTTGTGCCATTAGAACGAATAAATTTGCCCACAGTACCGACTGTGACAGGAAAAGCCGCAGATGAAAAGCTTAGATTTCCTGCGCCATCCGTAGTCATTACAGTATTAGCAAAACCATCAGCAGACGGCCATTCAAGTGTATCAAGGGTTACTTTACCCGTGCCTTTTGGTATTATTAGAACATCAATATTAGTATCGGTGCCATCAGCAGTATATTGAACGCCAACAGTTGCAACACTATTAATTAATTTTGGATAATTAACGGCAGCAGCCCCAGCAGTACTGTATTGAAATAAATAATTTCCGTCAGCATCTTTTATTCCAGACCCTGGAAAATCAAATTTAAAATTGGTCGATAAATTACTTGTACGCAATCCTACAGGGATGTCGCCTATTTGCATTTCACCGCCATCAGTAAACTGATCAAACTTTTTTGTGGTCATCCTTGACCCTCCATTATTAACTATTAGTTGGGAGCATATAGCGAATAAAATACGACGCTCACCTCAACGTTTGCAGCCGTTGAAAAGAAATGTAATACATCACCTGCTTTAACTTCTCGATTTAACGTATTGTCTTCGGTGATAAGCTCCGATGTTGTTGATGCAAAAGAAGCTCCGGCTGGTGCTGCTGCGACGGCATTATTAGCCACCCATACAACACCTGCTTGTTCGCATTTTATAATTGCTTTATATCTCGGTGAAATACCTGGTACAGTTAAAGTCGTATCAGTTGTTACCGCAAGATTTGCGCTAAATTTTAAATTACTGAATAGATGTCCATCATCATTAATTGATTGTGCTGCTACATAAGGAATGACCATAACCATTTTAATGCTCCTAAGTGTGAAGAATACCTAAACGGGTATCGATAACTAAATGAAATTGTATGAAAGCATCAATATTGATGTCTGTTGTTGAGGCTGATAATAAAAATGTTCCAATTGCAGGATTAAAAACACATCCTTTAGTGCTTCTATTAACTAAATAAGTAAAATTTGCGCCATCTGTCATTGTTAGATTTCCAGATGTTATTAATACATTTCCTGCAAATATTGCGCCAGCAACATTGCCAGCATTTCCTGCAATAGTTGTAAAAAAAGACATTGTCGGTGTGCTTATTGGTTTTGGAACACGCCAATTTAAACTAAAATGTTTGGCAAACAATCGACCTCTATTTGACGGTGAACCTTCAAAAGTACCAGTCATAGGAACAATAATACTTCCGTTTGTAATAGATGTATTCGGCAGACTTCCAGCGGGATAAGTTGATTCATAATAATATTCACATTCACGTAAAACCTCATCAGGTGTTTGTGGTGAGGGTCTTGATGGTATGTCTCCTTGAACTAAATTTCCAGATGCTAAAAATATAGCAGTACCAGAATCTGCATAGCCATAAGTTATGATCATACATAACTTGTCAGTATTACCGATTTCTGTGGAATCGATAACTTGCCATCCCGTAAAACCATAATCAAAATTTGTTGTGTTTAAGTCCGTGTTAACAGTTGCAGTACCTAGCGTGGCGGTAGCAGTACCTAGGCCACTACGCGCTACCTCAGTCCAGTTTAATCCTTGTCCTGCAATATTATTTTTAGTGAAAGTTCCATCTGTGCTTATTGTTCCTATAAAATTAGGTAATGTTGGTATAACAGCCGATGAATTACCGCGAAATAAATACGCTCTAACTGTAACAGCATTTCCCGCAGAACCTTTAAAACTGTTAATATTAAATGATAATTTAGTTCCCAATATTTTTTTAGCTTGTTGACCTGATAAATATGTCGCCAACAAAAAAGCATCGTTAGTACCTGCCGTGGTAAATTCTAATCCATTAGTGAGCGTATCTCTTGTAAAAGTAACATTTCCTGTGGATCCTCTTACTGCTATAGTTTGATCGCAAATATATCCGGCAGATGTTGAAATATTTCCAGATGATCCGAATTGCATAGGATTTAATGAAAAATCCCATCCGGTTAATATGTTCGGCGTTTCTTTAGCAGAAACACGAGGAATAAAATAATCACCCATTAAGGCCTGTTCACGGTTTGATGAATTAATATCATATTGTACTAAGTCAGCTCCGGCACTGCTTAGTGTTGGAATAACCTGAATGCTGCTTATTCTTACATGTGAGCTTGTAAGAAAGGATAAATAAATATCAATATAGCCATTCGCTCCTAAATCTGTATTTGTTGAAGCTGGTATTTCAGCGGCCGTCGCACCCGAAATGGTTGCAAAAGTCGTCGATACTGATTCCGATAATATTAATATAGGGGATCCACCACTTGATTCATCGTAAAACATATCAATGCCAGTGGTTCCAGAGCCTTGATTTTGAGCGATTAAAGATCCTGCTAAAAATATTGATTGCGATGATATCTGACTTGCCCAAAGCCCTGAATTGGTATTCATCCGTTGCCGTAAAAAGCATGAGGTAATACCAGAGCCAACATTCACATCTAAAACATATGGAGGGCTTGTCACAACATTACTATTTCCAGCAATGGCAATGCGTTGTATTATAACGTTTCCCGTACCACTTATCACAAAATCCCAATCAGGTGCAAACGAAAATACTTGATTGGTGGCTGATTGAACAGCATATGTTGTCGACATACCATCATTAATTAAAATTTGCGTAAATTGTGGATTAGATATTTGATTTTGTATTGGGAATGGTTCATTTGTAGGGTCATTAGATGCCGTGACATTTGGCCATGCTTCACGTGTGAATTGTTCTACTCCATTGGAATCTTTTACTTTAATACAATATAAATCAAGTATAAGCTGTCCGGTTAAAGGATCAGTCGTATAAGGAAAATAATAAATAACTTCATTATCACCACCAGCATTTTGCACTGTACCAACTGAGCTCAATGTAATAGGATTTGGCATCGCCGTGTAGGTATAATTTGGCGGAGAACCTGACAATTGAAATACTTTTTTTTGCGTATTTCTTGATATGTCACGATAAAATGTTAATGTACCGCCAGCCAATGGCAAGCCTGAATCTTTATCAACAAAGTATTGTTCAAGGTCGCTTGCGACTATATATCGTTCGTCTAATGCCATTATTTTCATCCTTGTGCTTGTTTTTATACCAATCCGTGGTATAGTGTTTCAATTTTGGAGCTTTACAATGTTATTATCGCTACTAATCTTTGCTGCTGGGTGGTTATTACAAACAGGTTGTGAAATAAATACGTTTCAAGATAAAGATAAAGATTAATCTTCTGATTTACCTTTTAAATATTTTGCACCTGATAATAATATTCCACCAGTTAATCCTCGGCTTTTAAGTTTTTCATAAGCATTTTTAAATGCTTCTTTTGTTTTAACGGCATCAATATCTTTTTGTGCTTCTGGGTGAACCTTTAAAACGTTTTTTATATCTTTTCTATTTTTCATTAAAGGTTTTAATGTTTCAGGAACCTCTTGATTACTGCTTACAAGTTTTCTAATAGTTGGATTAGTATGATAAGTCTTTATTAATTGACTCCATCCATTTTTTGCAGCATCTAACCATTGAGATAAATCTTTATGACCGGTATTTTTAAAATGCTCAGATAATCCACTATTAATATCTTGTCGGATTTCATCCATCATTTCTTTTTTTTCCCAATCATTACCTTTTCCTGCTTTTTCACCCATTTCACCTAATCTACTATATAAGCGCCTTACAGAATCATAATCGCCTGTTTTTGCTTTTTCTACCAATGTTTTAAACGATCGCGTTTTATATCCATAATCTAAAGCATTTTTAAATATATCTTCATCAAGTTCGCCAACTTTGCTAATACCGCGCTCTTTGCTTTGGTCACTTACAAAGTCAAAAACATCTTCTAATGATTTTTTAACTTTACCGTATTGCTCCTGAATTTTCCCATATGTTTTTTCTGGAACAACGTTTCTAAATGCAGATGCTAACGACTTCGGCGTAAATAGTTTTAATGTAGGAGATAAAGCTTTAAATGCGGCCACAGGTGCCGCGAACTCTAATGCCCCAGAAGTTCTCTCGCCTTTTGGTGATAATGCTGCTCCTGCTGTTCCTGAGCCAGCTAACAGAGAGGCAAATTCTGGTATAGCGGCAGGGGCTAAGGCTTCAGCACCCGCAACAATTGGCGCAGCCATAGAACCGTAAGCTAGTGCCTTCCCTCCGCCTTGTCCTAATGACTCCATTAATGACTCAGGGTTTTGTTGTTGAATTTCTGGCGATAATTCTTTGCCGAATAATTGTGATATGCTCCTTGCTCCAGACGCTAAACTCCTTGGAACAGCTTGACCATATCCTTTTGCAAATTGCTGTGATGATTCATTCTGTGGCAATAATGATGACGCAACATTTTGACTAATATTACCGACTGAACCGATAGCGGATTCAGTTAACATACTTTTTAATTTATTTTTAAAATCATCCAAATTACCTGTATTTTGTGCGTTATCTTTTTTAGATGGCATCTTATACTGTGGCATATACTTATAAACTGCTTCTTTTATTTGATCGTCTGACCAATCAACAGGATGGCTTACTCTTTGTATTTTACCATCAGGTAATTTTATATTGCTATAGGCCATTATTCCCACTCCCCCGTTGAAAGGTTAAGTGTTTTTTCTGATTTAGAAGATTTTTTATTATCCGATTCTTTTTCTATTTTCATCGGGAACCCTTTAGCAACATGCTGAGCTGTTTTATTGCTTGTTTGATCTAAAATATCATCATGTCGTTTTTTGGCTTCTTCTTGTAGTTCCGCGGGTAGATTATTAACCACGACATCTAAAGCCTCAGCCCATCCCTGTTTTATAGCATTTGTTTGGTGATGCAATGCCGGAACGGTAGCATTAATTCCTTGAGAATTTAATTGAGTTCCTGCATATTCAGGCACAAGCTTCATAGCTACAGCAGCATCTATTAATCTTTCACCAATTTCTTTTTTCTTTATTGGGTCTTTTTCAAATTCATAATTATATCTATCAGAAAGCAATTGTTTATTTGAACCTTGTCCGATATAGGGCTGCTTAATGGCATCGGCTAATGTTTTTCTTTTAACATTTGATACTGAGCTATTTTGTTGCGCTGTTGTCACCGGAGTTGTTGGCTTTTGCACATATTGACCATTAACTATTTGACCAGTAGGTGCGCCACGTGAACCGCCTTGATTAAAGCTAATCATACCAGTAGCAGGGTCAACAGTTAATTGCATACCTTGAGAACCTTGAGCAATTCTTTGAGCATTCGTAACCGCATCTTTATAATATGAAGAATTTTCACCGTACATCTGTTTCATTCTTTCAGCACCTTGAACTGCTTTTTCATAATTACTCATAAGTGGATTTGGCGCACGTTTTGCTTTTTCCATCTGCGCACCTAATAAATCAAGTCTAGCTTTTGCAAATGGGTCGGCGTAATCAAGCTCTTTTTGTTTTAAAGAATTAGCTAATGATGATCCTAATTGTGAAGCATTAAATCTTTCAGGCTCTTCTTGCATTTTTAATTTAAGAAAAGAGTTTCTAAGTTCTTCTTGCTGACGCTGTCGCTCCATTTGTGCGGGCATTTGTCCGGCTTGATATCCTTTAGCCAAGTTTTGGACGAAATCACGTATATGCGGATTACCTTGAGGCGCAATAGCGGCATAATTAAAAGGCTGATATGGCATTTTTTCCCCCTTAGATGAACTTACTACCGATTTGCGAGCCAGCAACAGCGCCAGGAACGCCACCAGCAAGACCACCAGCAGCAGCACCAAACGCGCTCATAAGTCCGCTAAATAGGTCACTATGACGTTGATTTTTTTCACGCTGTCCTTGGAATGCTAATTGTCCTTGCTCACCAAGTGCATTTGCTTCATCACCTTCAAGATTCTTTGAGGCATCATATCCAGTATCATAAAGATGGCCTTCACCTTCCATGCCTTTGTCTTGAATACCCATGACGTTTTTAAACCATTGTTGCATGTCATTGCCCATCAAGGTGTCTGTGAGGCGTGCTTGATTGGTAATATCTCCTAAGCTTCCTCGTTGACCACCAGCAGCAGCAGAGTTACCAGCTGCGCGCTGCATTTCATCACGTTGCAATTGATAGCTTTTGGATGGCTCATACCCTTTGAATATTTTATCGTAATAGGCCATAGGGTCTGTAGACATTTCGTCTAAATTAGGTTGCATTTTGTTATATGCTTGATTTCCTCTATCAATATAAGGATTATAATTTTGCTTTGCAGTATCTGAAATTTGATTAACGTAAGGCATGGCTGCATCAGCAGGGTTTTTACCGCCTCCAAATATTTTATCTAATATTCCCATGATGTATATCCTTATACGCTTGTAATTGTTTGTACTATGCCTGATGCGGTTTTAACTTGTAATTTAGCAAGTGTCGTATTAAACCATATTGTGCCATTTGCAGCCGTAGGCTCAAGGGCTGTTATTTGTGCCGTTGTCTTTTGCGGTGCTAATAATCCATTATTAACCACAGTATTATTATTAACCGTTCCGTCATTAATCACAACACTTGTCACTAATGTATTTATTAAAAATACCGCATTATTTAATGTTTGAAACATTTGGTCGTTATATAAATTGGCTTCTGATGTTAGATTGCCGTCTTTGTCAGTATAGGGCATGTCATAAAATACAGGCAGATTATCTAAGCTCATACGATCACCTTCATTATGCCGTCTTGAGCAACAAATCGTTGCAATCCCCAAAATCTTAATTGTATGGATAGCTCGTTTGCTTGACCTATACGCTGCCATCTTATTTGATTTCTAAAATGTGCTGATGCGTTTAGATATTTTCCAACAACATTACTAAATGATTGATTGCCATTTTTAGAAACAGACATATCTACTCTGGGGTTTTCAGGCACACTTGATGCAAAACCATCTTGAGCTAAAATTAAATCACCTTCTTGCGTGATAATATCATCTTCACCATCTTGTGTTTCTAAAACGCCCTGTGTGAAGATTGTATCTTCAAAATAATTATTAACGCCCTGCTCTATCCAGAAAGTAAATTCGGCGGCTCTAAAGCGTCCAGAATCATTCATACGAATGGCTTTAGTGATTCTTATGCGAGGAATTTCATCACCATCAATAGTGCTGTCCAAATTATAGTTATATGAAATAAAGTCTGTACTCATTTCGTACAAACTTGGGTCATTCAAAGACACAAAAAAAGTTTTTTGGTTGAAAAATACCACCTGTCTAGCTGGATGAAAATTTAATGACTCATCCGATGCGTGATAAATTTTATCAGCGGTTACATCATAAACAAGTGTAATATTATCTTCGGGGTTAAAAAAAGTGAATTGATAAAATAGATGCCCGTCTTGTCTAAAAAACAAAGCGGTCGCATCTTGGGGATGCTTTATCGTTTGAAGTAAGTAGTCAATCCCATCAGTCGAAATCCTTTTCGAAGACGATCCATCGCATACACGCACTGAGGGAGCATTACTTTCATTTTGCGCTATCCAGGCTACAATTTCCTCACTTGCTGCTATTGTCGAGGATGAAACAGTGCCACTGTCTATATTAAAAGATTGGACGCGTCTATAATTCTCTAATCCGCCAACTTGTGTCCAAACCTCTGCCACAGTGGTTCCAAATACAATAACATTATTGCCCTTACCGGGCAATCTTTTTACAGCAATTGCACTATCTGGTTTTGTTTGTAAGCTAAATTGTGTATTTAGAACGATAGTTGTGTCCGACGCTCTATCGAAAGCATACCAATTTTGTGGGTTTTCACTAATTTCAGCCGAGGCTATTAGAAAAAACGTATTATGATAGGTGACATAATTGGGAATAATGGGTGCGCTTATAAATAATAAGGTTTGCACTACAAATTGATTTGTTTCATAGTTATAAATATATGCTTTTTGACCGTCAACAATACAAATCTGATTAGATAAATTTTCATCAATTGAAACCTCGCCACTATTAGTTTCAATGTTAGCTATAAATTGCGGAACTAAATTATCGGTTATTTTATAAACGCTTGAATTTGCAACAACAAGCATAAAATTACCTCTGACGGAATGGAATACCCCCCTCCCCTCTCCGCTATCTTGGATTTCTGAAACGCGTTGAAAACCTGCATAGTTGACTAACCATCCATCAGATATGAACATATTGTAGGTTTTTTCTAAAGAAATCTTAGGGTATCGTCCAAAAATTGAACTACCGACAACATTAACAGGAATTTCTTGTGCGTTTTCAACGGGCATATATAATCCTTATTGTGATCCTACTGTCCAGCCTTTAGCAAGATTAAGGAATGCCCAACCAATGGCGCCTTTTTTCTGTAATGTTGAAGTCTTGGTAACTCTTAAATCTAATAATTTTGATTTCTTATTAATGAAAGCTTCATATCGACCAAGTTGTTTTAAGGCATTCGCAGGAGTTGTATATTGATATTCTGCACATATTCTATCAATTAAAGCATATCGCAAATAAGTCCTATAAAACTGGTCTAATGTTAATGATAAATCCTGACCCAATGCAACATTAGACAATCTAAAAGTTCCGTGCAGCTCCATGGGATAATTGCGGTCAGGTTTGAAATAAATATATAAGGTTCCACCTTCAAAACCTCTTTCAAAATACCATTCGAACGGTAGCGTTTGGATATTTTCAACACGACTTGAACCAAAATACGCATTACGTTGCTCATACTTCATCGCATAACGTACTTGGTCTAAATAAAATACTAATGTATCAATTTGAATTAAATTAGGAATGACATAAGTTTCTGTATTCGTTAGAGCAGTAAATGAATAAGTGCTTTCGTAAGGTATCATACCTTCATCAACATCTTTTTCAGATAAAATATCATTGAGCCAAAGAAGGCCATCACCAATCTGCGCACCGCTTACGGTTTCAAATTCACGAGATACTACACCTGCGCCATAGTATGCTCCTGCAATTAGCTCATTAGTCGTATACGCCATAGTAATGACCTCCTTTGATAATTAGGCCATGTAATCTTTAAAGCCAGCAGTGGTCAGCGTAAGCGTGTCGCCCGTTGCTACTTTATACAGGATTTTTGGAACGCCAGAATCTAACTGACAAGGTACTGTCACCATGCCTTGTTGAGCCGCAGCTACACCGCAACCAAACACCACGTCACCATTTGAAGCCGCAGAGCCAAAAGGTAAGAATTCCGCGATTTCAGTAGCACCATCTGGCGTGAATAACGCTTTAAAAAGAACCTCAGTAGCGATAGGAGGAACAGAAGTGGCCAAATCTACGGCTGTAAATGTAGTTGCAGAACCACCAGACAATTCACTGATTGCAACATCGTAATAATACATACGCTCTTGACCTTCGCCATATTGCCAAAATTGTAAAATATTTGCAGAGCCATCAGTTAAAATCCAACCTACACGACGCGACATATCATACCCAGCTGGTAAAATTGGTGCTGTAGCACTAAGTGATAATAAACCAGCAGTTGATTCATACAATGTTGAATCACCAATCACATATACTGCATAAAAAGAACTTGCAACCAGGGCGGCGATATCAACAGCATTTGCGCCAACTGTAGCACCATTAATAGTAACGATTGCATCTAAAATAATGTCATTAGTGTTGCTTGAATCTCTTGCAGCTCCTGCGGCCATTGTTATTGTTTTTGCAGCGGTTTTTACAAGTTCAATTCCATTTACATACTTAACCCCAGCGTTAACGATAGGTGTATTAGCAGGCATGTTTTAACTCCTTTTAATATAATTGAATTGCGCCCTTGCGAGCGCATAAAAGATTAGATAGGTAATGCAACCATCATCGCGTAATCATCAGCCAATACTTCGCCATGAATCAAATCATGAACCATACCGCGCTGATTTTGACCAAACAATGAGCCGTAATATTGACGTATAGATGCGCCTGAATCAGGATCAGTCAGTGCAGAAGTAGGATAAGGCACCTCGTCAGGCAATAAAGGCATTGCTAAGAACAAAGGCTTACCGGAGATAATCAAACCACAGCGATGGTCAGGCAATGCAGTGACTTGCATTCCTGCTGTAATTTCAACGTTGATATTTTGGTTTTTCCCAGCGGATGCTTTTAATGCAGGAAAGATATTAACAGTAACTTGAGAACCAGCAGTACTCGCAGCCGTTGCAGTTGCTCTAAATTGTACAGGGCATTGTGACACTCTATGGCCAACGAAGGTTCTAAAGCGCATATTAGTTTTACCTGACACGCCATCAGAAAACTGGAATTTATCATAAATAAGTACAGAAGCCGGATCGCTTGCAGCACTGGTACCACTGAAAGTAATAGAAGTTACCGCATCATCAGCATTCTTTGTAACACTTACGACTGTTAATGTGGTTCCTGCGTTACCTTCTGTACCTGATGTATGGGTGGTCAATAAGTTTGATTGATACCATTCACAATTGGAGAACATACCAATTTCCCAGCTCATTGCTTCTCTATCATTTCGGATAGGTGCGAATTGCGCTAAGTTTGAGTTAACAATTTGTGGATAGGTCAAGTCTGATAAATAACCCTTGGTATCAGTTTTAACAGCACCAAAGTTACGGAAGAATGCAAGCGCACTTGCTAATTGCAAGCTGGTAGTAATTGGAGTAACGCCGTCGCCATAGAATCGATAAGTATTGGTTTCAGCTAACGAGGCCACTTCTGCCTCAACTTGTGACCCAAGCTCTGCTACCGCTGATTTTCCGAATTTTTCCATGTAATCGCGAACGTTGAAAATGAATTGCTGAGCAGTAAATTCGTACGCTGTTGATGCTTGTTTGTTAACTGTTAATTGCAATACGCGTTGTTCTGCTGATTGGAAACTAACAACAAGGCTATTAGTTGTATTAAAACGTGGTGGTAAATCAAATGATACTGTGTCACCTAAGTTTTTAGGAACGTCATCATTAAAAAGTGAAAACTTCATGTTAGCTGTGCTGATAAAAGCAAAACTATTAAGTAATAGGGCAAGACCAGATTCATTATAGGTAATGACCTGTTGTAAAATGTTAATCGCCATCGCAAAAACTCCTTTTTATAAGATGATTTTTGCAACGGCTAATGAGTGAAGTATTACCCTCTAAGCCACGATTGATTACGTTGGTCTTTAATGCTCATTTTGCCGTTGCTTCCAGAAACTCTGGAAGGCGACAAACGATCGAGCGGTGCAGAAACGTTTTGAGATTCGGCGTTATTCGTAGCTTGCCTATTTTCAGTTATCGAACGTGATAACTTTAATAGTTCAGCTTGGGCTTTTCTCGGGTCTTTTTCCGCAATTCTATCAAGAGCGGCGAGCTTCATCGGATTTTTAGAAAGGTCGTACACAACATCGGCGGCGTTATCTAATCCCGCAACGAGATAGGTTAACTGCGGCCAAGCGGTCGGGTCGAAATCCTTAGTAATTTCATCAAAGTCGTCGTAAGAATCTTTACCCAAAGACATTTTAGAATGATAGCTTTGAGCAACGCGTGACATCTCATTTTCGAGTTGTTTTTGCTGCATCTCTGCATTAAATCGTTCTTGCACTTGTTGATAGATAGCATTAGCGTCTACATCACGAGGAACGTTATCATTCCTTTGTGTTTGTTTGGCTTGAAGTTCTTCAAGTTGTCGCTGATACTGTTCTTCAACTTCGCGCTTTGCTTTTAGATAAGTTTGTTCTTTTTCACGCTGCACAATTTTATTGACATGAGACTGTGGCAACATCTTCTCAGAGTCCATATCCATAGATGTGTCAGTGCTTAGCTCTTGATTCTCGTTCATTTGTAACCATCCTTGTCACGTTTGACCCGCGTGAATTGCGGTAGAATTCCTCGATATCGATGAGTAACGCCCATTTATGCCGCATGAGTGCGTGAATCTCCCGATGTTTACGTGTACGGTCACGATAGTTCATGGGATCCTGCCATAGGTGCTATAAATTAATAATATACAAATTTTATCCACTTGGCAACTTTTTGTTAAATATGGGATAAATTATTTCATACACTTTTTCTTAACCATTTTCTTAACAAGTTTTTTATCTTGTTTTTCATCTGTCTGTTTCATTGGCTTTTTATCTTTGCTCTTCATCTTCATCTCCTGTTTAAAAAAATTATGTAACATTAAATACGAACTTCTTAAAAAACTTGTAAATATATTCATTTTTTCTTTTTCCCGTCACTTTTGGCACTATCTGATTCTTTTTTGGATAATTTTAAATCATTATGATGACTACTTACGCTGATTGCCATATCAACTACGCTACGAGTTTCCTCGGCATGAACTTGCGCGGCCTTTAATTCGTTTTGAACATCTGCATTGCTAATGCTATTCATGACCTCAAGGAATTTTGTTTCGGCGTTTTGTTCTTGTACTGCAACAAGTGCCGAATCTTTTTTAGATGTTTCTTGAAGTTTGATAAGCTCAACTTGCTCACGGGTGGGTGATTGCAATTGTTTTTGTGCTTGCTGCATTGCCATTTGTTGTTGTTGGCTCTGGACTTGCATTTGCTGTGATTGCATTTGTTGCTGTTGCTCTGATTGTTTTTGAAGTTTTTCCTGATAATCTTCGGCTTTGAGTTTCAGCTCGTCTATGCCCCTGATATCAATGTTATCAAGCAATGAATTAAGGCCGTACTGATTAAAGAATTCAGCAAATACAGGGGATGCTTGAGAAAGACTGATAATGGTTTGAAGAGCAATCTCTTTTTGCATTGCAAAGTTGACGCCTGTTTCAATTTTAACCTGTAGAGAGTTTGGGTCAAAATTCATGTACAGCGTGCCTTTTTTATTAATCTCAATATATTCGCGTTTGCCGTTAGGAAGCAGCACAGGAAGACTTCGAGGCGTGCGGTAGTACTTAGGTATTAAATCAACATATAATTGCGCTACACGGTTTAATCCTTTAATAAATCCTACGACATACGGCACTGATGCGTTATTGCTTTGTATTGCGCTTCTTGCAAATGCTATACCTGACAACTGACCATTATTTTGTCCAGCAGCTCCATCATAACTTCCTAAAATCGCTTGTGTCATTTCATCGGATAGTCTAAATGTTTCGGCAATTTGTGGTGGTATGGGAGTTCTTACAATCTCACGAGGGGGCGGCAATGTAACATTTGGGTTATTACTATCAAGAAAATGATTGTAAACTAATGTATCGGCCTTTTGGACGTTTTCATAAGCTGAAAGGTAATCAGTTGGTATGGATTCAATAGCAACAACAAACTTATGTTGAATGGTATTTTCAAGCTCGTTAGCTAATGACTGACCTGCGAAGTTTTTAAGTTTTTGTATTCCTTCTGCGTGATATACATAAGGGCGCGTCATTTGTGTGTAAGAGCCTCCTTCTTTAATCATCACGCTATTACCGTCCACGAATATTAATGGAAAGTATTTAAAATCTGTTTCAATGTAATCTAGTACTTTACTTTCACAAAAACGATAGCGACAAATAGTTTCAATGACGGTCTTTCTTGATTTACCGACTGGTATTGGTGGCTGTTCAAAACCGCCTCGCGTTTCCCATTCTTTTAAGAATTTCTTATATTGTTTTTCAGTACAAGAATGTCCATTTGATAACTTGATAAGCGTTTCACGCGATGTTTTCTTTTCGTAGAAATCACAAACCAATACAATTTTTTCCTCACCGTTGGTAAATGACCAATCAAATCCGGATATGCCTTTTGTAAATTTTATTTTTTCCGCTGCTTCTTTCCCAAATTCATCAATAAACATCTTTTCAGTCATTGGATAAAGTTTATAGCAAAACCTGCCATCACCTTTATGTGACTGTCTAGCTAAAGGGTCAAAGCCGCACATGGTTGGTTCAAAAGCCCTTTCTACGCATATATTTTGCTCAAATGACATCTCATTGACGTATTCCGTATAAACTTCCATTACTGAAAATCCACCAGCCAGCAAGTCGGTGTATATGTCATATTCAAGCATGTCATTCGTGCCGTCGAAAAAAGCGGCTTTTAAATGGGCTTCTATGATTTCAATGGTGTCTATAAAGCTTTGATCGAGAACGGGAGAAGGTACGCCGTCGGCAGCGCGCACAGTAAGTGATGGCTGTTGCTTTGCGAATTCACCGCGAAGGCGGGATATATAGGCCTCAAGAATATTAAACTCAATCGTCGGCATTCCGATGTCGCCGAGCGTTGAAACTTCATTATTGGTTAGTGAGCTTTTAAATACAAAGCTCATAAACTTGTTGAATCTCTTTATATTTTCATTGAAATATATTCTTGAATCATCAACAGTTTTTTTAAGCTCTTTCAGTCTATCCGTGTGCTTTTTAGCCAAATTGTCCATAACGTGCCGCTCCTGCGTCTATCTTTTTCCTTAACGTCCTGTTAAGGCTTTTCATTATTTCTTTTTGCTCATCGCGTTTACTATCAATAGCATAAATGCTTTTTTCAATCAATCCGATTCGAATTGCATCAGATAGTGTATCTGCAATGTCATCATGACGATGCGTATTATTAGCCGTAATCTTGCCCATATGCGTTTTGCACATATCAGCATGTTTTGCATTTCTTGTGAATGATATTTTCTTTGAAGCAATAAATGGCTGCATTTCTAAAAATCTTTGTGTCTTGCTTCCTGATGCTCTTGTACGCTCAATCTCACGTATTTGTAAGCCGCGCATATCTTGTAAAACACTTACGAGCGTTACACCCGTGGATTTCTTCTCGATACCTGCTAATGATGGAGGCTTATGATGCAATGAGCAATTAATATAAAAGTCTGTGAATGACGATCGCAAATCTTTCGGCTCAATACGAAGCTCAACACAATCTAACCAGTGCAACGCAAGCTCGCCTGTTTTTTTACCCATGACTGTTATTTCATAAAGTCCAAAGAAACTATAAACGGTCGCATCATTCCATGACTTATCAGTTTCCGCAGTGTCTGCCGTGATAAATGTTGCAATAAATTCTGGTTCTTCATCTAGCTCAATAAACCAATCAGGCTTAAATAATCCACCGCCCGCAGGTAAAGGGTCTTGTTGATATTGTGAAGCAAAGACATAAGGAGATTTCTCTTGAAGCATTAAAAGCTTTTCTTGCGACATCATTTCAGGATACAATGCGTTTCCGGCCTCGTCCAACCCTTTTAAGATTGTAGTATGCCAAGTGTCAACGTCGCGCCCACTCAGAAAAAAATCTGTTAAATCTGCTTCATGAACTCTTTGTCCAATATAGAGTATAGGCACATTCATGCCTCTACAGCGCTGTCTTATCGTTTCATCATAGTTTGTAATAACACCTTCTCGAATCGTGTCACTATGTGCTTCTGTTGGCTTATGCGCATCATCTACAATGACAGCACCCGACATTCTTTCAAGACCTGGAAGTCCTGCATCTTGCCCAGTAACAGCACCACCAGACCCAAAGGCCATAATAGAGCCGCCAGCAGTCGTTTTAAACTTATCCTTGGCGCGACTATCTGGGCATAAGAAAACATCGAATAGATAGCCGTAATGCTTCGATGACACAATGGATTTAATGAATGCCGTGTGTTTTGCAGCTAGCTCTTGTGAATAGGATATATAAAGAAAGTTTGAGTCAGGATGACTAGCCCAACACCACGCCGCGAACATGCTCGCCATGGTCGATTTTCCAGAGCCAGGCGGAAGATTAATAATCTCACGAAGTTCTTCAAGTCTTGCGACGCGTGTTAATGCTCTTGCAACAGTAATATGATGTGATTCACGACCAATAGGTTGCGATACTATGAATGGTCTACCAGTGATGTACTCAAAGAAATAGCGCGTGAATTCCAGCAAGGAACCACGAAGACGTGCCGCTTCATTTTCTTTATCTAGGTCAATCATCCATGACTTCCTAATATTATGTGGCGGAAATGATAGGGCTCGAACCTACGACATCGAAGTTAACAGCCTCGCGCTCTACCTGCTGAGCTACATTTCCATATTTTACCAAAATTTATAGCCATAATGTATTACCATTACATTTATCATATATATCGAAAAAGAATACAAGTATTTATTATCTTGTGAAAAAATACTACCGAAATAAACAATAATTAATCCGATTATACATAAAATCTCAGGTATATTATTCAATTTAACTCCAATTTATCTAATCTTTTTTCAAGCTCAATCACTTTTAGTGCTAATTCATTAACATCCATGAATCTTGGACTATGATTTGTATGATTTGCCGGAAAGCCACAATAAGTCAATTTTAATTCATCAGCTTTTGGATTGACACATTCATGACCATGAATTTGACTTATATCCGTTATTTCATTTTTGCAACCTGTACACGTTATTGTGTATGGGTATTCTATTTCATTAATCATTATTTACCTTTGTTTCTTCAACATAACATTTTGTACAATATCTAGGATCAAAATGACCGCCCATTGAGCTATATTCCCATTTATGATTACATTCTGTGATTATCATCATTTTTTGCAGTTTATCCTTTAATTCTTGGGATATAGTATTGTCATACGGGAAAGTTAAGGATTTAACAGCATCTCTAATAACAACGGATTCAATTAAAACGTCCAACTCTTCTTTAGTGAAGTCATTCATTGAACCCTACTCCAATAATCACATTTTGGACATATGTCATAACTTTCTTTATTTAGAAAACTAAATCTTCTAACGTATTCATGCGTGCAAGGCTTATCGTAGTTATCTATCATTGATTGTATTTTGTCCACTAAAGGGTCAATTGTTTTTTGATCGCATGGGTTTTTATAACAATTTTCGTATTTCCATTTTATCCATTCTTCTAATTCTTCTTTTGTGAAATCATTCATCATCGCACTCATTTCATCATCGCACTCATTAATTGTTTTATGAACATTATTATCGACGTAATATTTAGTCATTAACTTGTAAACAATGCTAATCATTTTTTTGTCTAACTCAATAATTTTATCTAATTCATGAAAAGTTTTTTCGTCATTCATCTTTATCTTCTTTAAAATTACCTATCATTGATTGTATTTTGTATAATATATTTAAATGAAAATCTGGAGGGCATGGAATTTCTTTTTGCAAATACCATAGCATTATTTCAAGCTCTTCTTTTGTAAAATCATTCATCATATTACCATCTCTCAATCGATATAATTTAAGAATAACGTCGCTTAAATCATTTGAAGCGTGTGTAATCAATAAAAGATTTGGTTTATAATCTCTTGAAAGAACGCTACAAGCTTTCAAAGCTATTGATATAGCTCTTAAGTCATCTAAAATATTTTCAATAAACTCTATTGTTTTTTCGTCATTCATCATCCATTCCTAACAAACATTTTGCATGTAATATCAAGTTTTCTGCTTCATCTAAATGGCTCTTGGCGCATTCTTTGTTTTTAAATTTATTATCGTAATCGTTAATCATGGATTGAATTTTGTTTTGTAAAGCTGTTCTTTCGCTGGCACATTCTGACGCTCCAGGATATAGATAAAAATGTATATCTTCCAACTCTTCTTTTGTGAAATCATTCATCTTTAATTCCTTCAAGTTTACGTACTTGATAGGACATTATAGCTATTTGTCTGTCCATATTATTAAACTTTCCAATTAGCTGTTCATTTAAAGAAAAATGTTTTTCAATTATTTTAGTTAGCGCATTAATATGCTTAATCATTTCTTTTTCATTCATTTGTCGATTTCCTTAAAAACATCCATCAATTCATCAGGATTATTTATACACCTTTTTAATTTTCTCTAACCCACAATATTATTTCTTGAACTGTATGTGCAGCTACATGAAATGTTGCGCTTGAATTTTCATGGTCACAAACGGAATGTGCGCCACTTAGATATCCATGCAATTTCTCTAACTTATGGATTAATTCATTTTCTTTATTGAAATCATTCATTTGTCGATTTCCTCTATTACTATCCAGTCATCACTCATCAATAAAAATAAATCTAATTGCGGTCTGAATCCATGCTTACAAGGCTTTTCTATGAATTCCGTGCGTATCATCATAGTGCCTCTGTAGCATATATCATCAATACTTCCTGTTCCCATATCCTCATGCGCTCTTTCGCCTTTCATTTTAACGATAGATATGGGTTTATCTTCATGCGGAGTATCTATAAAGGAAAATCCAATTCTACATGCCATGAAATAAACATCGGATTCAAATAAGGGATGGGTAATTTTTTTTCCTAATCGCATTTGTGTTAAGGCTTGTTCAAGTATCATTTATCGATTTCCTTATTATTAAATGTATCGCAATAATACCTAACAACTGACATTTTATGACCCATAAATTTGCTATTGCTTTTAAGCTCATCTGTAATCATGTTAACTGGAATAAGTTCGCATAAATATCTCGCAAATTCATCATAAGTTTTATTTCCTATCATTTCTCTAATTCCTAAATCATGCAAAAAATCTGATATTTTAGCGGTCATAATTCTTTGCTTATCCCAAATTTCATTTTGTTTATCCATTATTCAATCACCTTGAGTTCTTTTGATTGTTGATGCGCAATTTGTGTTAATAAATTCATTATTTGACCAACACTTTCAAACATATTGTTACGCTCAAGACTTAAATACATCATATAATCATTAGCAATTTGTATTAATCTACATATTTGTTTTTCACTGATTATCATCATTTAATCCTTTATCTAAATATTAAACAACAGTCATATCCAAGCCAAAAGGAAACGAAAGAGCATATAAACACAGGTATTATTATTTGATGTGGTTTCATTGCTTACCCCCATTGCTCAGCCATTGCATCAGCTATGCCTTTGTATGTAATGCTTCGTAATCTACCGCGGTCTTTTGATGGCGGCATCATGTGAATCCTTGCTTCTCGACCATCAACGATATTTGTTGGCGTTAATAGCGGCAATCCTTTTAGCCATAAACATGTTGCTTTAGTTTCACCATGGCCAAACTGCCATGGCTGAATAATCTGGTCTGGCTTTCTGTAATGAGTGGACATAATTGATATAGGATTTTCTATAGCTATTCTTGGGCATGGATGATCTACGAATCTCATAAAGAAATTAATTGCTCGCTCTTGTTCTTTCTTTTTATCTTTGAACCATCTTGCACCGCTAACTGATAAATGCGTACATGGAGGATGCGCAATAATTAAATCCCAATCTTTCCATGCTAAAACGCATCTAATATCATCTTTGTAATGATAAGGGCTTAAATCGTCTGACTCTAATAAATCACATGACCAGGCATCATGACCTTTAGCCCTAAAAGATTCACGTACAACACCGGAGAATTCACAAGCGATTAGTATTTTCATTTGTTATTTTCCGGTTCGTATTTAAATGGTTTAAACATGTCTTTCTTTTCTTGATAATCCATGCAAGATAAATAACCTGATGAAAAAAACCATAATCCAATATCTTCGACTGTAACGGATATTCCTGAACCAACTTGCTCAAGAGCTATTGAAAGAGCGCATAGAAAATCAGGAGAAGTAGCTAAACCTTTTGTTATTTCTTTTGCTTCGTTTTCTGTCATTTGTTAGCCTTAATGGATGCGAGAGTAGGATTCGAACCTACACTGATTGAATTATGAGTCCAATATTCTACCATTTAAATTATCTCGCATTATATGGAGCAAATGGGGGCAGCTAGTCGGAGTTGCACCGAGCTCAATTTCGGGAATTTCACCCTAATTTTAACCCATACTCTGGGACTGCCATAATAATTGTGGGGTCTCTCCACCTGTCGCGCACGCTTTAATGTCTTTGTACGTTTAGACCCATAAAAACGCCCCCACGATTTGAGCATAATGATAGAACTAGAGGCTTGGGAGGCGTATTAAATCTGTGATATCTAAGTTCCAATAACTCGCTATTAGTTTTAAGCTAGATATCACAAAATCGTTGGTGCCCCTTCTTCTCACGCTGGGGCTAGGCGTATAACAGGCTAATTAGGAGGCAGCCTTGAGAATTCTTATCAATGAAGATGCTTTAATTTCTCTTTATTAATGAAGTCGGCGTAATCTTTGCTTCCCTCTTCTTTTTGTATTTTGATTTCTATTTCAGATACTAGGTTTTTTAATTGGTTTATTGCGCATTTTGCGGCATCAAGTCCGGTATAAACTAAATTATTGCTTAATTTATGACTGTTAACTTCGTCACAAATACCGTTGTGTATTCTGCCGATAACATGATAAACAATGCCCGCAACTGTAATGAATACCGGAGAATCAACATCATAATCTTTTACCCATTGCCTAATAAATTCTATTTCGTCAGATGCTGCAAGTGCTACGCTGTTCGATAATTCCATTTCATTCCTTATATTGATTGTTAATTGCCCATTTTTGCGCACTTGAGGGCTGCAAGCTAACCACCCGAAGGGAGGAACGGGCGCGCAGGGGAAATTCGAATAATTATAGCCAATTCAATAACATAAGGCCATCTTTTTTAACCTCAAACGTTTTTGCATTTTTTGCAAGCAGCACGTTAAAAGGTTCAACAATAAAATGAAATCCGTTTGGCGTTTCATATGCCAATAATGCCTCGATATCATTGTCTTCAATAAACTTTAATGCTTCAATTGAGTCGTCATTGTCCACATCCAATAAGAAATATTTTGATTTTTTGTTCTCAGGTGCCATTAATGTGCTGCAAAACCTATCGTTAATGTTACTATAAAAATTAATCTTATTTTCTTGGGGTAAATCTAGTTGTCGGTGTTGGAACATAATAACCGCGTTGTCGAACTTTCTGTCGTTGATACATTGATAAAGGCGTATATTTGGATTATCTAAATAAAACATTAAGTCTAATAATTTCTCATGGGCATCTTCAAATTCATCAATGTTCGAGGTAATAGTCTTATTAATCCAACGACGAGAGCCTTTATTGGTATTATTAACACCTCTATTGATAAGCATAAGTACTCTAACGCCGCTTTTGAACATATAAGGTATTGGATTCATATATCACTCAAATTTAAATACGTTTTCACACTCATTAACGCCTAATCCTTCCGTAAAAAGCTTATCAAGCGTCTCTTTTTCATCTAACGTTAATTTATATCTATTTTCTTTGCGCAAAAGCTGTTGCATGTTTTTGTATGTATTGTCTTTGCGAACTACTTTGCTAAGACCAGTATGACCATTTCTTTTAAGCCTGGTGTAATGCTTAGTACAAAGACCTTTCGATGTAGCATCACGCTCACAATGCTCTAATGAACATGATATCTTTTGCTTGCTTCTTATGATTTTTTTTGCTGCTACCATAGTTATTAAAAATCCTTTTTCAATTCATTTTGAGAATCCATCATCTTACTTGGTTCGCGCGTATTATGAATCTGTAATGCTCTTAATTCATTCAAAAGCTCCGTCACATGCTTTCTTTTTTCAAACTGAGGGTCAAGTGATGCGCTTAATCCATTTCTGTCTTCAAGCCATGATTGCATTTTAGATACCATTGCATTTAAATCATCATGGTCAAATCCAGTGTGACAAATAGGGCATTCCCACAAATCAGCCATTAATAATCCTTTTTATTTTTCTCATCAAGACGCTCACGAAGCTCTTTTATTTCACGCTTGAGATTCTCATTTTCCTCGGTCTTTTGCTCTAAAATCATCTTATCGCCGTATTGTTTGGGCAATAACTTTGAAGCAAGCCATTTTCTAGTATCAACACGAAGCCTTGAGCGCGCCACAAGTTCTGTATTAGGTACGACTTTCCCGTCCTCTGTTGTCGTAGTATCATGCGCAGAATCATCGGAAATGTCAATAATTTCCTCTGCTAATAAATCGGCCTGTTTGAGCTTAGCTTTTGCGTATTGCTCGGAAAACTCAGGATGTACATATCTCCACAAAAAGATGCTATCATGATGCGGCATTTCTGGGTACATCTTGCATAATTTCATCAATCCGCACGAGTGTGTTGCGACTTTTTCACATATAAAATCGGCTAATTCTTTTGTGTATTTAGTGGGTTGTCCCCCTTTATTTTTTGGGGCGGCCTTTGCCTCTTTTTTCGACATTATAAATTTCCTTATTGTCATTAACCGCATCCATTGCAGTAATTTCTTTGATGTCTTTTAGTGCTTCTGCTAAGTTTTTAGTAAATCCTTCGCCTAAGCATAAAGGGCATGTAACTTCTATACCACCTGTATCTAGTTGTGAATATCCGCCTCCAACTTTAAACATTTTCTTACGGCCTTTACATCTTACGCATCTAATTTTCATATGATTACCTAAAGTTATACACAATTTCTGTTAATAATGCTGTGGATAAGTACGATTTTGCGTTATTTATCGCCAATTATCAAGATTGTATGAAATAATACATAATAATTGATTACAAGTGTTGACATAATATCATAAGTTGCTATACTGTCACCATAACGTAACAAATTCGATCGCAGTCGGATGATAATAACCAATAACAATAGGAGATATAAATAATGGAAGTACTAGATGATATTGTAAATCTTGATAAAGAAAAATGCAGCGTTGAAGTGAGGTTTTTTGCTGAAACATTAAAAGTATTACGTTTTGAGCCAGCATTAAAAGCATTAATCGCTCAATTTGAACTTGATGATGATTTAGCCGCATTAGTAATAGCATCAGAATTTATGCGTATAGTAGAACGTAGGCATGTATTTAAGGGTTTATTTGAAAATATGAATCAAGGGGTCTCAATATGAATATGGGAGAATTTCACGGCGATGAAAACGAGTGCATTAACCAGTGTTCTCGTGGACTATGCGATAGCTGTGATGATTTACATGATTATTATGATGAACAAAGCTTTGAATGCGAACGTGATAGTGAAATGAATCATGACATGCATTAAATACGACCATATAAAAGGCCATACTATCGAGTTTTTTAAGACACCTAAACGTTATGATGTCATCATAAACCAAAAGGATTGTTATAAAGAACTTACAAGCAAAAATGGTTTTAAAACTTTCGAAGAAGCCCAGAAATGGGCTAATAATTACATAGATAAGGATATATCATGCAATATATAAATAACTCTCATTTACTGCTTCCGCTACTGTGGAAGCTAATTGAAAAGAAAAAATGTGCTATCAACATAACTTCTGATAATAACGAATTGACAGTAAGCATTATCAGAAAAAAACGCACTACACGCTTTAAAAATGAAGATAGCGAAAAACTTATATCAGATTTGCAGGAATATTTGCAAGCATCATAATTCTTCATTTGCACATTCATCTAGCTTGAGCTTCATAATTATATATTTCTTTTTGCGCTCAAGCGGTGAAAACGCTTTAATACCACAACATAAGCATTTCTTTCCAAGCTCTACCAATTTTGAATCACAATTAAAACACCATATTTTCGTTCTTTTTGTTCCTTTGTTCATTTGTATGCTCCAAAAGCCATAAATTCGCAAATCTTCGCCCGTTTCCGCTTGATAGTGATGCGTTCGGATGTAACTCCATACCTTCGCACCACTTTTGTATATAAACCTCTAGGATAGCTTTAAAATCGTTTTTACGGAAACTGTTTAAACATTTATCAATAAAGCATAAATCATCGTACATAACATCAATATCGTTTTTTTGACAATATTCTCGAAAGCTTTTTAGTCTTGTAAGATTGTTCAGCTTATTACGCATTTTTTATCAACCATTGATGATATTCAAACGACGTAAGCCCCATTTCCCACATATCTCTTTTTTGCTTTTCTATTAACTCTTTAACGCTAATCTTGGGTCGACTTACATCTTCGGGGTGCGCTTCTGCACGCTTTGTAATAGCTTTTGCGATGGTTTCAAACTTATGGCCTCTCACGAACATTTCTATCGCTTGTGTGTAATTATGCTCAAATATGGGGAATGATACGCTTCTTAGAGGGTTTCTAAGTATCGCTAGAGTCGTTTGCTCTGCTGCATGTTTAACAATCTCGTGAGAGTAATTATCTTTTTCGTCTGAATTAGTCATATTCGCAAAGTATGAGCATTTAATTGCCTCTTGATAGGCTTTTTCGGTTGTAGGTAGTCCGAGTGATTCTGGGGTTGGTGTAAGCCATGAAAGAAACTCACCCAAGCTTGGGGGGTTTGGATATGGGGATTCTTCAAGCCTACGCATCGCCCACTTTGTTTGCTCTTGGGTTTTTAATTTTCTATCAGTAAAACATCGATACCATAATGTTTTTTCAGCATCGAGATGGCTATCATCTTCAAAATAATTTTTAAAATTTCTGCATAAAAGATACATTATCGTAAAAATTTCATCGACTAAAATGCAAGACATCGCATGTAATGGTTCTGTAATCCCTTCTTTAACTTCTGGTTTTTTAAACTCTATGATATCTCCTATTTTTTTCATTTTTTCATCCCTTTTATCATAGAGCTGAATTTGATGCTTGCTGGTTTATTAAATTCTTTTACATTTTTAGCTGTTTCATAGATTTCACCTTGCCATTCAGCATTATTCAAATAAGTTGATGGGTGTGGAATTTTATCCTTTTGTCGATTTTTCCAGTTATTTTCGACACGTTTTCTAACATCTGTCGTTAGCAAAGATACAAACTCTTCGATAGTAAGCTTTGATTTTTTGAAAGCTTTGTAAAATGCTTTATGAGTTAACCTGGGCTTTTGTTTGTTTGGATAAGTTTTGTACCACGACATAAAAAGTTCATCATCGTCGTACTCTGTCGATTTCGAAGAATCGACAAAGGGTTTTATATTAGATTCTTTGTTTATTATATTCTTTGTTTTATATGTATCCGGATTTACCGGATCCGGTTTTACCGTATCCGGTTTTTCCGGACGCGGTGAATCTTCAATGTTTATGCGGGTTATTGGTTTTAAATGCAGAATATAGTGCGATTCTACAAATCGACCACTTTCTCTTTTTTTAATGACAGAAAGTAAGCCTAGCTTTATCAATTTATTAAGCACATTGTATATTTTATCTTTGCCACATTCGAAATGACTCATGAGATGTTTTGGATTAATTATCCAGTTTTGAGGTCTTGCTAGAAGATAAGAATAGACACCGGCAGCGTCCATATCGCGAATATTATTGATAGTTTCGTTGATTAAAATTGAAACTCCAGCGTCTTCTTTAGAGAATTGACCAGAGAATTTTTCAATGTATTGGCTATTTGTATTCATTTTGCTATAATCCTTGTGTGGTTATGTAGTTATAATCCATGTGTGGTTATGTAGTTATAAGCGTTTACGACATGTTGTGGTTATTTTGTTTATGGCTATTTACAAATAATTACTGGTTATGGTTGTTTCCTTGTGATTGCGTAGTTCTAAAGAAAAAGCCTTTTTAACCAAAACTTTTTCTTTGATGTATTGGATTGAATAACAACTTTGGTCGGTGGGTATTCAATCAGTATAGAGGCAGGAAGCCTCAAATTAAAAAACTTCCTGCTAAAACTCATAAAACATTCTAGCTTAACTATTGTAAACTTCCTATAATTTTAATTATCTACTGGTTCAATGGTTCTTGCGTTATATGATTCGTCAATTATTTTAATATCAGTAAATCCCTCGCTTTTCAGTATAGAAATAAATTCAGGTAAAGTATTATAATCCCTACAAAACCCAATACCTCTTTTGCCGTCTCTATTTAAATAATCTACACGCCATCTTTGCAATGAAGGCTCGTCAACTAGTATTCTTAATTGATTCATTTTTTCTAATATTACTGAACATTCATGGTGCCTCATTTTATGATTTTTATACTCATGAAAATCATCTGATCCAAGATTATTAATGGAATTTAATGTTCTTTCCTCTCGTTCCAGTAACCATCGTTTGAATTCGATAATATTATTAATTAGTTCATCTGTTTTTTTTCCGTGTATATCATCAAGATATTCATCAATTCCCATCAAGTTACTCCTTATCTTTAAACAAGTTAATTAATGTTTCTACAATTTGCTTTGTTAATGCTTCAATTAATTCCGCAGTTAGCGGCGAACCAAAATGTTCCGCAAGGTTTCCTTTAACTACATTATGAATTTGATCAATATTTTCCATTAGCTATATCTCCTGATTTATCCGCATTTTTGCTGGTTACGCCATTTAATATCTTAAGAAGCGCAAGCATTTTTTGCTTAATGTCATTAATTAACATGCGATGACCAATTGAGTGAAATATTAGCCAAATTGTGAATCCATTTAATATAGCTTGAATAAATACCATATTATTTCCTTATGTTTAGGCTCATCATTACAACGAGCCTGATGTAATTAATTTTCAGAAGAATTACGTTCGTTTTCAGCTCTAACAATTAATTTTTTATAAGCCTTATCGCGATCTTCATAAATAAAATCTTCTTTTATGCCTATATGTCTATTTTCTCCGTAATAATAAACGCCATCATTTCTAAACTCTATCAATGAAATAATAAAAGATTTTACAAGTCTTTTATAAGTATCATGCGGATAATCAATCGACCATAAGAATACTTTTTGACCTATTTTAAATTTATTCATTGATTAAATCCTCAGTGACAGAAATGGCCTCTTCTATTTGTTCTTTTAGTCCATCAACCGCAGATTTTTTATCAAGTTTTTTCAATTCTTCCATAAAACTTGTAAAAAAATGTAATAAATTACCTGTTATCCAAATCGCTGCCGCTTGATTTTTTAAATCGCTGGATTGAATATCTTCTTCAAGTTCATGAGTTAAATCCCTGATATTTTCAAGACCGTTTTTAAATCTATCGATATGCGCTTGTTTTTCATCATCGGAAAGCTCTTTTTTCTTGAATTCACTAGCAAGATTCTCTATGTTCGCCATATTTCACTCCGTCGTATATGTGACCTATTATCATGGGTTGATCTAAATCTCGTAATTGGTCTATTTTTTTTAAATCATCAAATATAAAATTTCCGCTTGTGATGCTAAATACCACATCGCCCACAAAAATATTTTTATTATCGATGTCCATTAAGTCTGTAGCTTGCATTAAATATTGCGGGTCAAAAGTAATAACTTTTCTTTTTTTAGCTCCTTCTATGATGTAAACAATTCTTGTTTTTCTTGCTTCATAAAATATTAGAGAATCAACCGCGCACATGCCATGAGTCTCGTTAAAATAACGATAATTTGGCAAGCATAACTTTCCCGATTGTTCACGCTTATTATTTTTTATTTTATCAGCCTTAAGCTCACCGTTTGTGATTATTTCAAGGCGTAATTGTTGCATAATTGGCACGCATCCGCGCATATTCCATTGCGCAAGAGATTGCCTTGCAATACCCAATGCGTTAATGATGTTTTTTGGTGTTTCATAGTAAGTATAAACGTCTTCTAATGTCATTTTATGCTCTTTTTTGTTAATTTATGTTGACATACTATCACGGCTTGTCTATCATTGCAATTGTTGTGAGCGTTCGCGACGAAAATAAAAAGCACTCATCATCTTTTTTGCTCACAACACTAACTAGAAAGGGAAGATTAAAATGATAACAGATGAACAACGCGAAGCAAGAAAACTTGGTATTGGTGGCTCAGATATGCCGATTATATTAGGACTTTCTAATTACAAAACACCATATCATCTTTATCTTGAGAAAAAAGGCTTATTAGATTTGCCAAAAGTAGAAACAGAACAGCAATTCTGGGGTAATCGTCTTGAATCAGTAATAAGGGATGAATTTGCTGTACGTAATAATGTGATTGTCGATACTCCTGACACAGTAATACACCCATTTCATGAGTTTCTAAGGGCTAACGTTGATGGATATATTCGAGAATGGGATAGCGTTCTTGAAGTTAAATGTTCATCTCAGTTCATGGCGAACGAATGGGGAGACGATGGCACTGATGCTATACCTATGTCCTACCTTGTGCAAGTTGCGCATTACTGTGCGTGTTTAAATGCGAAAGAGGCGCATATAGCGGTATTGATTGGAGGTCATGATTATAGACAATTTAAATATACTCGTGATTTAGAGCTTGAAGATGTCATTATCAACGCAGCAAAATATTTTTGGTATTGCGTACAAAATGATACACCCCCTGCTGCTACTACAATACAAGATTTGCGCTTACAGTTTCCAAAACATGATCCAGAGAAAACGCTAACAATTAACAATAGTACCGAAGAACAATTAACATCTTTATATGATATACGTAGCAAAATAAAGGCTTTAGAGAAGCAAGAAGAAGAAGCAAGATTTAACATCATGCAATATATGGAAACATCAGAATGTTTAACAGACATTGAAGGAAAACCATTGGTAACATGGAAATCAAACAAGCGCGGCGCGCGAACATTACTAATTAAATAATCAAGGGGAAATCATGAGTAACGAATTAACAACATCAAATAATATTTTATCAATCTGGGATGATAAAGAAAAATTAACAGAAATTAGAAAGCTTTTTGCTCCAAAATTAACCGATATAGAGTTTCAATATTTTATAGGTCTAGGAAAGTCCACCAACTTAAACCCATTTTTACGTGAAATTTGGGCGGTTAAGTATGGAAAAGATAAAGATGGCAATGATAATCCGGCTCAAGTATTTATCGGTCGTGATGGCTATAGAAAAGCCGCACAAGCACACAGTGAATATGATTATCATCAGTGCGACGCAGTATATGAAAATGATAAGTTTGAAGTGATCAATGGTGAAGTAAGGCATTCATACACATTAAGCAATAGAGGAAAGCTTATGGGAGCATATTGTATTGCAAAAAGACATAAAGCATCACGCCCCCAATATGTTTTTGCAGAACTTGAAGAATATTCTACTGGTCAAAGTTTGTGGGCAGAAATTCAATATAAAGACAATAAATACGGTGGAAAATATAAAACGGGCGGCAAACCTGCGACCATGATTAAAAAAGTTGCTGAATCACAATGTCTACGAGCAGCATTTCAAGATTTGCTTGGTGGAACCTATGGCGAAGAAGAAATGTATGAAAAAGCAAATGGTATCGAAACAAAAAACATCAACGCAATTCAAGGTGATACACAAACAGAACGGCTTAAAAACACGCTTAAATCTAATATTATTGATATAGAAACAGGTGAAATCACCGATATAGATGATACAGAAGTAACTCAACAACCTCCAAAACGCGTTCATAACACTGGTTCAGATGACATTTTAATCAATGAAGACCAGCTCAATATGATTGAGATATCCATGGATGAAAAAGGTTTTAGTGATGATCGCAAGAAAAAAGCACTCGATTATTTTAAAGTTTCAGCACTGACAGAACTTACAGACGCTCAGGCTCGTATATTTTTAATACAACTTGATAAAGCTTAATTATGATTAAAAAACTAATATGTTGGTTTATGGGGCATTATTTTATTATGAATAATGGAATTTTCTGCAAAAGATGTTTATTAAAACATGAAATAGAAAGCTCTTTCCCTAAGGATATTTTAAAAAAGGAACAAAACGATGATAAATGATGATAATTTTCTATGCCCCTATTGTGGAGACGAGCAATTTGATTCTTGGGAGTGGCAAGATAGCGGTGAATCAAAATGCGAAGAATGCGGAGAAGAATTTTTTTTTGAAAAAGATTTTTCAGTAACTTACAACACAGAAAAAATGTAAGGATAAAAAATGCTAAATCTAATGATAATTATACAACTTACTTTGCTAATGGTTTTTTCAAGCGAAGATAAGCCCTTGTGGTTTATTAAAAACTTTATAACGCCCATGATTTTTGCAAACCTATTAATAACAGGATATATGGTATTAAAAATAGCAATAAATTACGTAATATTATCTTAAGGGAAAACGATGAAAGACGAAAAAAAAATAGAAGTTGAATGTAGTCAAGCAATGATATTCCAAGGCATTGTTAACGCTATAAAAATAAAAGTTTCCGATGATATGATTAATAATGTTAATGCTGAGGATGTAATAGATATTGCAGAAAATATTATTGATGAAGCTATTAAAAATCTAAATGAATCAATGAGAACAAAAAAAGATAAAATTATTTTAATATCTCTACTTATTGCGAACACTGACCTTGATAAACTGTGCGATATTGACAAAGCTATTATTGAAAAAAGAAAAGAGATTTCTGGACAAAAGAAAATCATTAAAAGCATAAAATCGAAAATGAATATTCATTAATAAGGATAACAATGACCATAAATTTTACAAAACAAGAATTGGAAAGCTTAAAAAGCATACTTTTTTTATGGAATGAAGCTTACAACGACACAGAAATAAAAATACTAGAAAAGAAAATTGATGGCATGATTGGTAATTCTTGTCCTGAATGCAAAGGTGAGGTCAGGATTGACGAAATGTGTAATGGCCAAAAAGGATGCTGCGTTTACACGTGTTCAAACTGTAAATAAATATAAACAAGGAATAAAATAATGAGCTGCATAACACAATTATTAGTAATGAAAGGGGATAAAGAATTTTTACCAGTTTCAGAAGGTGTTGTTATTGAAAATGGTGGAATATATAAAGGTTATGAATACATTGTTTCATTTGTACGTGACCATCGATGTGGATATGTTGCCATTAATGAAACTGATGTAGAAAAACTTAACGTAGATTTTGAAAATTGCTCATACCCTGATTTAAATTGCCACGGTGGAGTCACATTTTATGATAGAGATAATGGCTTAAAAGATCTATTAGATATACCATGTAATGATATGTGGATTGGTTTTGATGCCATTCATGCTGGAGATAATCACGACCATGAATCAAGTGAAAAATATGGAATTGAGGTATCTGATTTCTGCCGTGATCATGCCTGGACTGATGGAGAAATTAGAACCTATGAATATATGGAAAACGAGTGTAAGAGCATTATTGATCAACTGGTAGAATTGCAATGATTACACGTTCACCGGACGAATTTAAACAAGCAGCAATAAAACATAATATAGACTTTTGGAAAATCCATAATTGCTCAATGTGTGACTATCCATGCGGCTATATATTCAGCGATGATCATGAACGTGTTGGCTATGATGCAGGATGTGACTGTACAGGAAGATATATTATTCAGCCCAGAGATTGGGGGGATTTATCAAAATCATATAACATGCAAAAGAGTGAACCTGTTATTAAAAAAATGAATGAGTTTTGGGGGTTTGATGATAGAAATAGTAAAACTTTATGATGTGATTTTATTTTCATTTAGAGATTATTCTTTGCCATTATTAGTTGATAAAGAAAAAACAAGATTTGATGAACCATATTTAAGCGCAATGTTTAACAAAAGTCAGCTTTTAGACATAAAAGAATTTATTGAAAAAGTTGAAAATGATCCAAGGTGCGATTCTTGTTGGAATGTTGAAATATTTAAAGATATGCCATGTGATGAATTTACTTGCAAAGAGTGCGGAAGATTAGTGGATATAAAAAAGGAATTAAATAATGAAAAAAACTATACTAACGTGTGATTGTTGTAATGTTGATATTGAAATAAATAACCCTTGTGGGTATTTTACCGTTCAATTGATTGATTTGTTCAAATGGCCTGAATTACATTTTTGCAAAATTTTTTGCCTGGCCAAACATTTTAATGAATACTTAGAAAAAAATAAATTATCTGATAATGAAAATAATAACAAGGATGAAAACAATGAAAAAGTCTTTAATGAAAACAGCGATAATACTATGTTCCACAATGATTTTAACGTCGTGTGATAGAGTTCCTGCGGGCTATAGGGGCGTTATTGTTAATTTATACGGTCAATCGAAAGGTGTTAGTGAGGAAACCGTGGGCGTTGGTCGTTATTATCTAGGATGGAATAAAGAACTTTATCTATTTCCAACATTTTTGCAAAATTATTCTTGGTCGGATAAGCAAGCTATTACAATGCAAACATCCGAAGGTTTAACCATTACCACAAACGTCGGCATAACTTATCAAATATCACCCGATAATGTTGTTAAAGTATTCACTAGATATCGACTAGGTATTAATGAAATAACAAACACGTTTTTACATAACATGGTTCGTGATGCTATGAATGAGATTGCATCAACTATGACAGTCGACCAGATATATAGCACAAGAAAAGAAGAATTTATTACAAAAGTTAACAAAATGGTAAAAGAATCATCTATTAAAAATGGAATCGATGTTGATAAAGTTTACTTAATAGGTTCTTTTGATTTGCCATCAAGTGTTATGGATTCAATTAATTCAAAGATACAAGCATCACAAAATGCCGTTAAAGTTGAAAATGAAGTTGCTACAAGCCGCGCAGAGGCGCAAAAGACTATTGTTAATGCAAAAGCTGCTGCTGAACGAAAAATTATTGAAGCCGAAGCGAACGCAAAACAAATTACTTTAAATGCAGAAGCTCAAGCAAAAGCGAATAAAATACTTGCAGAGAGCTTAACAAGTGAGTTCGTGCAATATCAAGCAATATTAAAATGGGATGGTATGTTGCCAACCACAAACGCCACGGGTGCTATGCCTTTTATTAATGTCGGAGCTAGTAAATAATGACTAATAAATGGATTTTTATTTATATCGGAATGATATCGGCATTTATGATCACAACTGGCATTGTATTGCCTTGGGTAGTTAACAACATATTAATGCCCTCTTTTATGATCATACTTAGTTTAAGTGCATTATCATTATTTTGGCTAATTATTTTTAATAAAATAAAAGATTTATTTAAAAAGGATAATAAAAATGCATCTTGAATGGGAATATATGGACGATCGAGATAGTAGTTGTATTATTAGACGATCAAAAACGCCAACAGGATGGCTAGTTCATTTTACTAGACAGGTCGGTCATTATGCTGATGACGTAAAGATAACGGATTCTATTACGTTCGTTCCAGATCCGAATCATGAATGGTTAACGAATAAAAACCGCGATGAATATTTGGCGCAATTCGAAATTGAGAAGTGAGGCTAATAATGAAATTATATGTTTCCATGGGAAGCCCCGTCGATCTTGAAAAAGATGAAAATAGTCGTTTATTTATATTTAATACTAATGATGATATCCGTTTTGCTATACGCGGTCGAGATGTGGGAAGTGAAACATTCAAAGACTGGGGAACGTTAAGCGTTTATGATTTAGGCGATGATTTTGAATCCATCATGGAAAGAAACATTGAAAGTATAAAAGCGGAAAGATATTTTTTAAAAAAAATCATTACACTTGATGATGAAGATTTTAAAATTATTACTTATGCTTTATTTTTGTTGCAAAATAACGGCATAATTGAAGACAATGACCAAAGCGCAAAAGAGTCACTTACTTTAAGAAAGGTTTATAACATGTGGGAAGAAATAAAAAAAATTAAATCCCAAAGTACCACGAAATAAACTTAATCCCCTCTTCTATCGACCAAGCCGTGCGCACAAAGTAATTTTGTTTGCGCATGTCTATTGAAAACTCTTTTTGTGCTTTACTCATATAGCCATTTTTACTTTTTATTTCTAACCAAAATCCACCGTATCCATGGCGTGGTGTTGCTATAAATAAGTCATGAACACCCTCACGCAACCCTAACTCTTTCAATAGTTTTCCGTATTGTGGCGTACGTTTTCCTTCATTAGCAAAGTGCATAACAAGCTTCCAGCGATTATCCTCTTTAAAGTAAGGATGTATTCTCACCCACTGGATAATTGCTTTATGAATTGCCTTTTCTGACAGCTCACCATCTTTATTATATTGAGTATTTCCCACGAAGCATCCTATTTGCTAAATTATTAGAGCGATCCATGCCCACTTTTCTTGACCATTCACTATCAAGTAATTCAATTGATGCTTTTTGATAATCTTCTTTATCTAAAGCAAGAATCATTTTTTCAAATTTTAATAATTTAGTTAATCCCATTGCGAAATTAAGCTCGATAAGAACACCTTTTCTCACATCGTTTAATCTTTCGAACCATTGAAACGGTCGTAACTCTTGCTCTGCTTCTTTGATGTCGTTTTCAAACATGAGCTTGGCTTCATCGAGGCGTATGCCTCTATCTTCAATGTTTCTGCCATAGCCAATAGACCATTTACCAGCGGTACATTTATATAAGCGAAGACGCAAACCTTCGTGGAATTGGGTTAATTGTTTAGCTTTTTCATCTGCCATGACTTAATCCTTTAAGCATGCTATTGATTTATTGTAGTGAAATTCACCAAATATACGCACTGCTGCGTACATCTTTAAAGAAGTATATCGTGTTACGCCGTTTTCTGTAAGTGCTGAATAAAAAATCTCATCTATGACTTTTCTTGAATACCCGTTATGGCATTGATACAAATAGTCATGCAAAATTGAAGGCGCGATAAATCCTGAATACGCTGGTGATAGAAACGTCCAAAACCATCGGGGTATTGATGCAAGATCAGTATCGAAGCTTTCAGGGATAATGATACTTTTATCATCAACAAGAACCTCTACCCTCTCACATGTTAAGTAGCGATATCTTAAATGCGGTTTGATGCAAGGTATCTCTAAAAAGGTGATCAAGTGTTGTTTCGGAGCAAAATAACATGCAAATAGTCCCATTATTGAAAAGTAAATGATGGCATAGGGCAAAATACGCTTTACGTTCATAATAAAACCTTAAGAATCCGTTCTTATTATTTAAGCGTAGCACATGTTTCATGGAATGCAATTTTATGCCAAAAATGGGATTAAGATATCATGAATGAGAAAGGTTCTATAACACCCAGACGATCACATTTTTTTGACGTGCGTCTGGGGTGATAGATTTATATTCAATGACAATTGGATTAAATTTTTACTGTGGCGAATAATCATATTACAAAAAGAGAATATTAAGCGAACAAGCGAACATTTGTTTTTTATTTATACATTGTGATTCCCGTGGGATTCCCACGGGAATTTTTATATTGCCAATCTTGGACAATTTCGGATAATCATGACCAAGCTATGCCATCAGTAAAGACGCACCCCTGTTTTTATGGGAATGTCTTTACTCATGAAAAAATCATAAACGGCTCACAAATAAGTCACAAAAGGGAGTCCCGAGGGACTCCCTTCATTTATATTGACAAATAACTTCCAAAGTGATCGTAATTTAATTAAAAATCCGTATAAATATTAATCATATTGTTGGGTTAAATATTATACAATATTCTGTAATCTTGTATTTATGATAATAGTTTGATAAAACATACACTTAGGATAAAAACAACGTTATTAATAAGTCTGGTTATGTCAATAATCAGACTAATAAGGAAAAAGCATGGATGATTTAATAAAGTTTGAAATGATGCAGAATTTTGGAAGGCAAGGAGTAAGTATTAATCTTTCATGGGGGAATGATGAACGGATAGAATGCTATGCGGAGCGCGATAGATTTAGCAGCTTTATGATATTTCATATTGATAGAAAATTACTTATGAAAGCATGTAATAAATCCGAAAAACAACTTTCATTAAAATTTATTGATAATGGGAATGCATTATCTTCTTGCGATTGTTGACCTTGATGTCAATTTAAGATATTATGTCAATCTAGCTTCATAAGGGGATGATATGAAAAAAGGTAAACATTATACTCAAGAAGAACTCTATGACTTTTATTATATATGTAAAGAATATTTAGAGTCAGGATTAACAGCAAGTCAATTTTGCAAACATAAAAACTTACCCTTTGTTAGGTTTCTTTCTGCATGGCATATTTTAAGTTTTTTATCGACAAATCCTGAAGAACATAATGCTTTTATTGAACATTATCAAGAGTCGGTTAATTTCGGTGAAACGTTTTATGATTTTTGCGATCAAAAAAATATTAATAAAACAAAGTTTAAAAAAATGTTACAACAAGTATCCTATTATAAAAAAATAATAAGAGAGCATAAATTACGTAATGAGCCATTTAATAGTTTTATATTTGATTGTTACAATGAAAATATTCTTAATTACAACGTGAAGGATACAATGCGATCTATGAACTTTGTCGAAGCTAATAAACCTACTAAACCTACAAATCCTATTTATGATCAGCAACATTCTGAATTACCACAATTAACCAATGACATAGAAATCATTATAAAAAAAGGAGTCAAAGTAACCATAGAAAATAGTATATCAACGGAAAATATTATTAAAATAATCGAATTTTTAAAGGAATTATAAAAATGCTAGTAACCTTAACCAATAAGAAAATATATTTTGCATCAAAACCGATTGATTTTAGAATGTCTATTAATTCATTATCAGAAATGGTTCAAGAAAATAAGAATACAACCATATTCGATGGTTCTATTTATGTATTTTATAATAAACATAAAGATAAAATTAAATGTTTATTTTGGGATAAAAACGGATTCGTTCTTTATTATAAAAAGTTAATGAACACTAAATTTAAAATAAAGCTTATGAATGGCGATCTAAACAACATTACAGCCGATGAACTAGAATATATTATTTCAGGCGTTGAGAAAAAAAGACTTGCGTTAGATCATAAAGGATAAAAAAAGGCGCAATGCGCCTTTTTTAATTATGGCAATGACGCTGTCCAACTTATAATTGAACTGGTGCCAGGTGCTCCAGTAAATCTATAACTAACGTCGTCTGTTCCTGCTTGTGCTTGGGTTATAGCAACATTATTTTGACTTGATGCAAATTGAGCTTGAATAATGTGCGAGGTTGTTACTCCAATTGCGGGTAATGTTGCTGTAGTTCCCGCAATATTTTGACTTACTGTTTGACCTGAAAAAGGAGGAAAACCGCCGCTTACTGCTTTCCCTGTATTATCTGCTACAAGAACCTCACCCGTTGCTAATGCCGATCCTATTTGTAAAATATTAGCAGTAGCCACACCAGAATCTACAACATCACCGTCAATGCCCGAAAATTTAGGGATATTATTTATTACGGTTGCTCCAGATATTTGCACGATAGAAGGTGCTGAAATACCCGATGATTCTACTTCTGCCCCCGTAGCTGTAAACATGGGAATTATTCCAGCACTGATCGCGCCATCCAAAGTTACCACTGATGATGAAGCAATACCTGAGTCTGAAATTAATCCTGATGTACCGTTAAAGCTTGCTAAGTCACCATTCACCACCGGTAAAGTTACACCATTGGTTTTTAGAAGTAACGTCCAATTATCACCAGATTTTGCAACATCATAAACATTGACTTGAACTGACGATGAATTAGGTGATGTCTTTGTAGACACAAGTGCCATATCATACTCAGATAAAAGAATATTCTGCGCTATTAATTTATTTAAATATCCTGTCGTTGTTACAGTCGCGACTGTGTCATCGGTGCCA